GCCATCATCATTGCTAATCTGGCAAGGTGATGCCCTTGCATTGATTGAGCTACTGAAATTAAATCTCTTCTTAGTTTGTTGTCGGTAATGCTTGAAAAATTGTTCATATCGTTTCTGATTTCTTTAGCAAATATAGAAAAGATTTTTTCATTTCCAAACAGAAAAGCAAATTTTTTTTTCTTTTCAGATATAAGCCACAAAAAAAAGGCAACCAGATGGCTGCCTTTCAATCCTATAATTATGTTGTTATTATGGAGTTTCCAATGCTGCTTTTGCAGTAGAGAATGATCCATTAACAAACGCATTTGGAAGGTAATTTGTAAGTGCAATTCTTTCAGAAACACGAACTGTAACGAAGCCATCACGCACGTTAGTTCCATCTTCTCTGAAGAACTCAACACCAACATTATCACGAACCCAAAGCTGTGTTCCAACACCGAAGTTACCAACAAGGAAAGTTCCTGCAGTAATGGCTGTGTTGATCACAACAGAAACACCCATAAATGATGGCTGTAATCCTGCGTAAACTTGATCTTTGATATAACTGTTAGTTGTATCTTTTATAAGTAGAATCTTATGGAAATCTGTTGGATTTAGCATAATGTAATCTGCTTGATATTCACTCAAAGCCATTTGGTTTAGAGCTGCAACAAGCACATCAAATTCATTAGCTGCCTCGACTGATTGATAGAAAGCACCTCCAGATGAAGTATCAAAATCGGCTGCATCAGTGATGATACCACTCAAGTTGGGAGCAGAACCATTTCCTGAAAGGATTTGAGTATCTTCAACAGAAAGTAGTTTTTCTGGTGCACGAGCTGATAAGTATGAAGTAAGCTGTGGAGTATCTGCCAACATCTCTTCAGAGATACGGAAATACGTTCCAATCTTACGAACATTCGCATCAGATGCAGTCATGTCGAAATCTGACTGTGCAAGAGTAGCACCTTCAGCAGCAGTTGCAGCTCCATTGCTGTATCCTGATTCTTTTACGAATCGAACAACATCAGATGAAGTTGATCCTTGTGGAATAAGGTTACGAACGTGAACTGAACGGCTAGGATCGAATTTATATCCTGCAACACGATCAGCAGGAATAACTTCTCCTGTGAAATCAGCAGCAACAGTCATATCAGCTTTTACTTCAAAAGAAGCAGAGCGTGAATTTCCTTTTACAACAGATTCGATTGCACCATCATTGATTGCATTGTTTAATGCACCTTTGAAAGAAACATCTTTGGAAGCTTCAAAATGTTTTTTGTTAGCAACTTCCATTTGATCCATTCTCTCATTGAATTGAGTTGTTAGATTGCTGATCTCTCCTTTTAGCATTTCATCAGCTTTCCCTGTGGCAGAATCAACTGCCTGTCCATGAGCTTTCTCAAGCTTCGCATCGATTAGATCTCCTAATTGATCCAATTGTGCTTTTGTATTTTCATTCATAATTGAAAAAAGTTATATGATTATTTTAATTTATTTGATAAGTACGAAAACACATCAGCTTGATCCTCTTCCTTCGGCAAAGTGATCTCTTTTTGGATCGGCTTTGTGAAATCAATGAATAATGATTTAAGCTTCAGTATCTCGGATTCGATTGCGTATCCCATTTCATCAGAAACATTACCTTTTCGGATAATCTTTGCTAATGAATCAAAACGCTTGTATAATTTTTGGTAATCAACATTACCTTTCACATCTAAGATCTTTGCTTGATCATTAGCTGCTAAAGTAACTGCAGAGATTTCATACAATTTAACCTCTGTAATTTCTCTGTAATCATCTTTCATTTGCTTCTGAAGTGGAAGGATGCCAACTGAATTTTCAGTGATCACACCTCCCTTAATAAGTTCCAATACATCCATTCCAAGAGTTGTCTTTGGAATTTCGGCAACAAACATCAATCCTTTGTCATCTTCAAACAGCTCCTTCATCTTTCCGATTGGCTGCCCCATATCATGCTGATATAAATAACGAACTCGATCTCCATTTTCTTTGATCGTTTTTTGATACGCTCCTTTTGCAATCACATCGTTATCAGAATCTTTATTGCCAAAATAAGATCCGTATCCTTTTACGATGCCCATCTTTTCATCGATATCTGCAATCTCTCCCATTGGAGATGCTTTAAAGATCATGCTCATTGTGTTTATTTTTTACAAATATAGTTATTCTAAAGAACTTGCAATTGCTTCTCCCGCCAATGCGAATCCAATGCTTTCAAAAACTTGAGTTGCTTGTGCATTCTCCATCGGAAAAGGAAATGAGCTGCATCTACAATTAACGATGTTTGCTGAAGATGCTCCCATGCTTGAATCTGCAGGATGCATCATTCTATCTCCACCGACAATGAATGGCTCTTCAAATTTGACCTGCTGTCCACTTGCTGCTGCATGATCATCTCTTGTTCTATCATCCAACCCTGCAACCCATTCTTTCATCATTTGCTGTGCAGGAAAAATGGAAGTTGCTGATTGCATTGTGGCATAGTTTGCTGCATTAGTGGATTCCGTTCTCACTAATCTCAAAGCTTGATTCTTTGAGTATCTCTTTGTTTGCTTTCTCAGAACTCTTTGCTTTGCATCGGCACCCAGGGCAGAGAACTCTGGATCTGCCATGTTGGCTCTCAATATCTTTACAAGGGTTTGTTTTGCAGTTCCCTGAACAAGAGATATTTTGCTCCCTGCATTTGCAAGAGCGTATTGTGCGAATAGGTTTTTCCATATGGATTCAAATTGTTTTGGGTTCACTCCTTTTTTGATGTATTTATCAAAGTTCTTTGCATACCATTTTGCAAATCTCATTCCCACTGTTTGATACAAATCCTTATATATCTCCCTAAATCCATTTGTTTGAAATACAGTGTTTGGGTTTATCAATCCAGAATTAATGAAAGCATCAATCCCTTTTTGATATTCTGCTTCATAAAATCTCCTTACTGATGGCACTGTTGCCTTTTCTGATTTTCGCATTTCATCTTCAAATGCAATTCCCCATCCATCACTCGCTGCTTTTGTTATCATCTTACTTGATTTATTTTCATATTGAGAATAACAGAATGCCATCCTTTGACCTGCATTAGGAAAGTCGCTGATTGCTTCAGGATCTTTCATGCAACGATCAATGAAATTATGTTCAGATTCCCCTTGTTTTGGCTTTGGCATTATTTTCCTTTTACGTTCCTAAATTCAAAATTTTTTCCTGTTACTGACAATTTGTTTATCACTTCAGTTTGCAGATCTCGGAGCATCTTTTCAATCTTATCCTTCTCATCAACCATTTGCTCAACTTGTGATTCCAAGCTCTCATTTTTTGCTCTTAAATCAGCAACCTCTTCAGGGTTTTTGCCTATAAAAGTATAAATGACTACTGACAAACTCCCCATCAACATACCAACAATGACTTTAAAAATATCATTATTCTTTTCAGGAATCTCAAAGAATGCTAAAAATAAAAGCAATCCCATCACAAGGAAAAAAATTATCCCTGCTCCAAAATACCCACGTAATTCTTTGTCTTTGATTATCATCTTATTTTGTCAATTTCCTTTTGAATATCGTAAATATCAATCTCTAATCTGAATGAGAGATCTGCTGACCATTGTCTTATGGGTTTGCCATTCTTGTACATTACGATCAATGGCACTGTTTGAACTTCACTTTTAAAATCATTGCTTTGATCTTCAAGCCATGCGAATTGAATATCACATCCAATCAATCCATTCAAATCAATATTGTGATTTTTATTCCATTGAGCATTCACTTGCAAAACTGTAATATTATTTCTTTCAATCTCCTTTGTTTCAATGGGAGAAAACAAAATAAACAATAAAACAATTAAAGCTCTCATCTCAATTCATATAACCTTTGTTCAATGATTTCAAGTTTCTCAAAATTCTTTTCAATCAGCTCTCTGTTGTTCATTATCTCTGATCGGATTGCATTATCTTTTAAATCGTATTCCTGTCGGCTGATCACTGGCTTTGGCTGCTCCATAGCTTCATTTATTTGTGCCCTTAGATTGAAGTAAAAACCTGAAACAATAATCAATCCACCAACCAAAGAAATGATGGTTTCAATTGATAATGCAAATTTTGTATCCTTTGATATCTCTTTCATTTTTTAATTTATTTATCTTCTTTTCCCTTGACCTCTGCTTTTCTTTTTATAAGCATTTTGACCTTTGGAAGCGTTTTTGGAGTGAACTCCTTTTCTCTTTTTCTTTGATTTGACAAACTCGCTGTCAAAAAATTTAACCTTTGCCATCTCTTATCTGCTCCATTTTTTTAATTGCCCAATCAACTCCTGCTGTGCCACCCCAAAGATTCCACGCAACATATCCACGATCCTTCCATGGCTCATCCTTATATTCATCGGCAATCTTTGCATTCTCTCTGTGCCTGTTGAATTGTGCCATTCTGGAGATCACATCAATGCTGATTGCTTCTCGTTTGGCTAATTGATTGGCTCTTTTCCAACCAACTTCAGTACCTCCTTTGACTTCATCCCTGCCATACTTCTCTCTCCATTCAAGCATCCTCTTTGCATTGTTGGATGCTGTTTGAGGATAATCATCATACATCTCTGCTTTTACCTCCTCTTTACTTGAGAGCTTATGTCCTTCAGGAAACAAATCTGTATCATGTTTTCCTGATCTGAATTTCTCATTTCGCATTGCATAAAGGAATGAGTTCACTCTTGCATATGCCCATTGCTCCTCTGAAGTTACTGATGGTCGCACAGATGATGGATTGGTTCGATATGCTCCAATACCTCTCTCAAATACCTTCACAAGCATTCCAAGAGTTACTCTCTTTGTTGAATCATCTCCATACTCCTCATTGTGATCATCTACTTTATTTTGCAACCCCTTTTCAACTGCTGCAGAAACTTGCTTCTCCTCTTCATCATCATAAGCTTTCATTGCAGCTTGATACTCCTCATGCGTTTCAAAAGGCATATAAACAACCTCCCCATCAAATTCATGCTCATGGAATCCAGATCCTCCAAGCTCCTCTGCTCTGGCTTCTGCTTCATCTTGAGTTGTATATACATCTTCCATTCCCTGAACTTCTGCTTTGACTTCCATATTCCAGAGAGCTTCTTTGATCATTCTTTTCTCCTGCTCAATATCCATATCATCATCAGGCAATACAGGATCTGGAATTGGATCTTCATCTGATTCAATAGGCAAAAGATTTGCAGGGATGTAATAATTATCCATCGCACTGTTCTCTTCATCAATGCCATAATTCATCACTCTCCTCTTTTCGTTTGGAGTTACCCACCACGCTTTTGAGAGCTGATCAACAACCTTCTCATTCTCCTCTTGAAGTTCTGGGATTGCTGAATAATCAAAATCAATAAACAACTTCTCTCCAAACTTTGGCACAAGCCATCTGTTTAATTCATCACGAATCTTATTGAGTTCAGGAATAACTGCTGATTGATATAATGCCTTCTTTGCCTCCTTCATGTTGTTATAAGTGGAGGATTCTGTATTATTCAAAAGCTGAACAGGCACTGCATATATGTTACAAAGATCTTTGATCGATGCGTTATATTGCTCAATCAATGACACATCAGATGCATTCAATCCGAAGTTTACCCATGATAATTTCTTTGGAGTTATGATGATATCTCCTGCATTATCAGATCCCTGAAAGTTCTTTCTGAATTTATCTTTGAGCTGCTGTGCCTGAACTTCATTGATATCTCCTTCATCACTTGTTAGGATACCTCTTGCAGTTTGATTCTGAAGATACTTCACTCCTGTTTGCACAGCTTCATTGTTTGTTGTAAGTGATCTCAATCCTGCTCTCAATGGGGATTGCCCATACAAGTGAGATCCTGTGCCATCATAATAGGGATTGAAATCCTTAATGTGGCAAATGTCCTCTGCAGGAATATCATAAGCACCCTGATATTCGATTCTGTATTTTTGAACAGGTTGCATGATCCCTCCACTCACGATCTCCATAATTTGAGAAGGCATCACATACAGCTCCTTGTATTTGCCCTGATTCATTCCTGTTTCAGGAGCAATGCCATACACATATCGATTCCCTGTGAGCTTTCCAAAGGCAATCAGTTCTGTTAACCAAGATGAATAAGATTGTGCTGCATTTGGATTCTCCAAAAGTTGATGCAGCTCTGTGCCTTCCAATTCAACAAGAGCATTCTTTTTTAGGAGATTTGCCTTGTAGATTGATTGAGCATCAATTGATCCTGATGTAAGTGATTTGTATCTCTTTAGATCATTCTCACTCTTTCTTTCATAAATCTGAAAAGGGATTGTTGTTGCAGCGTTTGTAATGATATTTATCAGTGAGTAGATGGTCGCATTCTTTCTGTATCCATCTTTGATATATGTATCATCATTTTCAGGATTCCAAACAATCGATTCCCCCAAATATTGATAGATCGCTCTGTTGTATTCTGCTGCTGTTTGTTGTGAATTTTTTGCAATTAGATTTTTAAATCTATCAAGTAATGATGCCATCGACAAAAATTTTCAGTAAAAGTACAAAATCTAAATGACAAAGAAATCGTTTCTGTTTTTGTATCTCGAATAAACTCCATACCTAATTGCATCGATACTGTGATTGAAACGATCAATCGGTTTGTTGATGATTGTGCCATCTTTCATCTCCATCCAATAATAATTCTGTTGCTCCTTTTGAATGTTCTTTGATTCGGATGATACTATCACATCAAACTCTTTGATTAAGCTGATCCCTGCATTGATTGATCCTGCTCCCTTAATTGCACTTTTTGCCAAACAATCCATTTGACGCAGCTCCTCCACACTCTTTGGTTCGGCAGAATCGCAAAACATAAGCATTTGATTCTTTCCTTCTGCTTTTAAAAACTCGGCAATATCTCTGTTTGTCATTCCTTTTCTGAAAAGCAGCTCATGAATGTAGAGCTTGTCATTTTTCTTTGCCACCATCACGATCGCTGTTTCGTCATTGGAGTAGCCGAAATCACATCCAAGATGCCAATCCAATTCAGGAAACTCTTTGAAAGGAATGTACTGCCAATTTGAGAAGATTTGCCGATCAGAAAACGCTGCTCTTTGTCCTTCTCCATATACCCTCCAATAATCAGGATCTCTCTCCCTTATCCTTTCAATCTCATTGATAAGATCTCTCGGCAAAAACTGATTATCCTTGTAAGTTGTAATTGATAAAAAGCAATCATCCCT